TTTACATATTAATAAATTTTACATATTAATAAATTTTACATATTAATAAATTTTACATATTAATAAATTTTACATATTAATAAATTTTACATATTAATAAATTTTACATATTAATAAATTTTATTAATTTGAGTTATCTTTATATATTTAATCATATAATTTATCAAAATCTAGCGTAAATGACCAGTCCATATTATTTAAATCAATAACACGACCATATTCATCTAATAAAGAAATAAATAATTTTTGGATATTAACTGCTCCAAAATATTCACGAGTTCTGGCAACTTGACTTGTTAATCCTTGGTCGTTACTTACTTGATACACGCCAACATCTGCTTGTAATGATGATAAATTAATGCGTGTAATTACATTATTTTGAATAATAGAATCAGCATATGCAACAATATAAGAAGGACTTGTATTTTTTTGGTAATCTTCAATTGAGAGTAACCCATAACGAGGACCACAAATTAAACAAATACCTTCTGATACACATGCTCCAACTTTACCTGTATCTCCGCAAATATATTCAGCAATTCGGAATCCTAACTGCCATCCTAATCGTAACTGAATATTTAAATCATTATTTAAATTTCCATTTTCATCTACATTAAAACGAACTATAAATCCATCTTTTAAAAGTGTCACTGGTGTCACTGGTTGCACTGGTGGCAGTGGTCTTGCAAAAACGGAACGTCCACTCACTTTATCTAATGTAAAACAAATTACAGTTAATGTATCTAATTTAACAATAGTTCCTACTATTGTAGTAACAGTAACTATTCCAGTTGTTATATCTATTGTTCCTTGTGTAGCAGTAGAAATTGCGTTATTCATAGCAGTTTCAATATGCGACGCTTTACTTTCATTTGCCCATGACTGTTCATAATTACCGTCTGGTAATTTAACTATCCAACAATTATGTATATCAGGTAGTCCGCCATTTTTCTTATCAATAATAAGACATGTGGAATTACCGTTTGTACGTGAAATAGCATGATATGACATGGGCAATTCCAATGAAGATAATCGCATTTTTACTACATTTTTTTGCACACTAGGAAGTGATAGATGAAATTGTGTTGATTTTGTGCCATAATAATTAGGGCGAAACCGTGTATCTATATTAACAGTTTGTGTAATTGTGCGCACATTGATTGGATTTATATAACCAGGAGGTACTGATTCGCCGCCGTCGGTCAATCGTCCTTCGGTTAAACGGGCATTTTTCCCAATGATAGTATTATGATTTTCAATAATAAAATTACTTCCTTGTTCAATAATAGAATTAGAAATATTAATTTTATTATGAATTCTGGTTGAAATTGTATCTATAAAAAACCGAATTTCTCTCTGTTTCTCTACTCCTAAATTAATATTATTATCTTTAAAAAGTTGTGTTATTAATACTTGTTTTGCTTGATTAATATCAGTTTTATTATATGGATGGGATAAATTAAAAAGAATTTCAATTTCATTATCTTTATATGATTCTGAATCTAAATTAAAATTAAATAAGTTACTCATCTTCTAAAAGTATTTCTATATATTTATATACTAATATATAAATTATAAAAAATAATTTATATATTATTAGTTTCCACAACTTTTACAAGAAGAATTTTTGGAATTTGTTAAAATAACAAATTTTGTCCTTGATGAACATTGTATCGGAGCAAATAATTTCAATTGTTTTACTGGCGGTGTCGTTGAAATTGTTGTATTATAATTGAGCGGCATTCCTTCTATATATTTACTTCTATATAATATTTTATTTATTCATATTATAATATCTCAATAATATGGAGTTTTATTAGTTTGTTTTTTTACTTGAGTTAGGGGCATACACACTGATTTAATATGCCAACCATTTTAGTTTTATTTCCATACAAGGGGGTTAACAATGTATTTTTTTGAGTATTAAGATATGTTCCTTTCTTTTTAGATAAATAACGCGCGTAAGAATTATGCTTAACATCAACACCTAATCCGCCAGGCGATAATGACCCTGGGCGTATACGCGTTAATGAACTTTTTATAGAATTCCCGCGGGATGGAACAATTTTTTTTTGATTCGATATTTCATTGCGATCACTTGCTTGATTACTTGTACTTATTTCGGTTCTTTTATTAACAGTTACTGCGGCGAGATTCATTATATATAAAGATGATGGAACACGAACTTGATTCCATATTTTTTTTTGAAGTTGGTCAACATCTATAATACTTCCAGTGGCGTTTCCACACGATGAACAAGCGTCATTTAATACGTTTGGTATGCTGCTAGTAATACAACCATTACAAATTTTATAAGTATTTCCATTAACTTCTGTTGTCATTTGTATTTATAATAATATATATTATATTATTATAAATAAATATTAAAAATAAAAATTGAGTTTTAATATTTGTTATATTTTATTATAAATACACGATTATTTAACAAATAACTAAAACAAATGAATGTTTATTATAAACATCAGCAACCAATACATAAACAACAATTTATTCCTTATAAATGTGCTTTATGTAACAAGGAATATAAATTAAAATCCAGTTATACTAAACATAGTTTAATTTGTGAAATTATGAATAAATCTCAACCAGAAAGATTACGTGTAAATGATGGAGATAAATTACCCACAATGAGTGAAATGTATACCATTTTATTAGAAGTTACCGCCAAATATACACAATTGGAAAAAAAAATGGAAGAAATGACCAAATGGACTGAAATTAAAAAACGGAAATTAAATGTTATAGAATGGTTAAATGAAACATACATATCAACTATTTCATTTAATCAATGGTGTTCTTCTAATATTGTTTTTAAAAGAAAACATCTTGAAGTTATGTTTAATCATGATTATATCCATGGATGTATAGAAATAATTAAAGATTTATTATCTTTTACTGCTTTAAATAAATTACCGTTAAAGGCGTTTAATCAAAAAGAGAATACTTTGTTTGTTGCTGTAATGGATACAACTAATCGTGAAGGAGGAAAAAAAAATGGAGAAATTAAATGGGAAATAATGACAGAAAAAATGTTTATTGATTTTATTAATATTATTTCAAAACAAACCTTAACTGAATTTTTAAAATGGCAGAAAGAAAATGTGAATAAAATGTACGAAGACGAGTTCTCTACTAAATACGCAGTGAATCTTCAAAAAATATTAGGAGGTAATTATACACAAGAATACAATAATTCGCGTATAAAAAAAGAATTATATAAACATTTGAAAATGAATTTGAAAAATATTATTGAGTACGAATTCAGTTTTTAAATATACATTCGTGTATATTAGGTATGATAAGTAGACTTGAATGTATTTAATGACATTATAGGAATACCTATTTTTTTGCTTCATTTATTTTTATGCTATTGTCGTTTTCATTTTCAATTTTTTTTAACAATCAATAAAAAAGTTGTTTTATTTATAATAGCACTTTGAATTGCTCCGATGTTTTCTAATTTTGAAATAGTTTATTTACCTCTAAATATGGTTATTGATATTAACCATTTCAGATACTAAATTTCTAGGATTTGCAAATTTCTCTCCATACTTTTCAGAAAACACGCTTTTAGAAGTTTTTAATTTAATATATAATATATAATATTAATATAAATGAGTGTATTTCATTATTATTCTACTGGTGAATTAAAATCAACATTAAATGGAAATGTAATTACGGATAAAGCATTTGACGCAACATATGATGGTAAACATATGAAAATTACTGGACATGATAATAAGAATAATTTTAGTAAAAATCTTAATAATGATGATATCATGAAATTAATTTCAATACCCTCGCATAAAATGTCATTAAATGATAGATTAATGAAAGATTTTCAAATAAAATCTATTTCCAAAAATACTAAAAAGACTAAAAAATCTATTTCCAAAAACACTAAAAAATCTATTTCCAAAAAGACTAAAAAATCTAAAAAATCTAAAACCAAAAAATAATAAAATTGATTTATTTTTATTCGGTTAATACTAATATAATAAAAATAATCATTATATTAGTATTAATAATCATTATATTAGTATTAACATAATGAATACTTTAATTAAGTTTGACACTGAACCTGAATCATTGGACAATAATAAATATCTTTCTAATCTTTATCCGCACGAACGCGACGCAGCAATTTCATTTGAAGCAGGACCACATAAATACACAATTAACGGCGACACAAATAAAGATTATACCTCAGTTACCAAATGGAATCATAGTCATTTTAGTGATTTTGATGCTGATAAAATTATTACATCAATGATGAAATCAAAAAATTGGGAAATAAATAAATATTATGGGAAAACACGCAAAGAAATAAAATATTTATGGGATAAAAATAGAGATGAAGCAGCAGATGCTGGTACAAAAATGCATTATGATATTGAATGCTACTATAATAAAAATCCAACAAATAATAATTCAACTGAATACATGTATTTTAAACAATTTAATGAACTAACATTAAAAGACCTTAACCCTTATAGAACTGAATGGATGATTTATCATGAAGAATTGTTGTTGGCAGGTTCAATTGATATGGTCTTTGAAAATCCTGATGGAACATTAATGATTTATGATTGGAAACGGTCAAAAGAAATTAAAAAAACAGATTGTTTTATGAAATACGCAAAAACGGATTGTATTAGTCATATTCCTGATACAAATTATTGGCATTATGTTCTTCAATTAAATACATATAAAGCAATTATTGAAGAAAAATACAAAAAAAAAGTCACTAAATTATGTCTTGTTTGTTTACATCCTGACAATAAAAATAAATCTTTTCAATTAATTCCTGTTCCTGAATTAGAGAAGGAAATAAAAGAATTGTTCGAATTAAGAATGAGAGAAATATGTGATGAGAAAAAGATGTGATGAATGAAATATACAATAATTACTTAAATATAATGATAATATTATATGTAATATTAAAAGAACTTTTTTATTTTATAACATGATTAATAATTATATTGTTGATAATAATACACAAGATAATGATCATGACGATGATAATGCATTTATGAATTTATTTAATTTATTAAATTTATTATTTACAATCATATGGACAAACTTATTCGGCGTAACCGCAGGATTTGCTATTGTATCTTATATTGTATATGATAAGAATGATTATAATGATTCAAATGATTCAAATGGTTCAAATGAACCAGAGGAAAATGAAAACGATAAATATTACCAAGAATTAATTGATTTACCTGAACGAGTATTAACAAAAGAAGAATTAAAAAATTTACGATTAAATGTAATTGAAGAAGAACTACCAAATGGAAAAGTTATTATGACTTATAATAGCGATAATGAAACTTTTTGGTATTATAGTGATTATAAGAGTGTTTCTTATTTAGTATTAGATAAAATTTCTCGTTTATTTGCTATTACTTATAATTGTAAAACAATTTGTATTAATTATAAGAAAGAATTAGAAAAAGCACAACAAAAATATGATGAAAAAATGGGTTGTCAGAAAGAATTAGAAGAGAAAGAAAAAACGGAACAAGAAAAGGAAACTAACCCAAAGGAAAAATCTGTGTTTGCTTCATTTAAAAAATATAATACAAATGATAAGAATAATAATGTAAACGCAAATAATAATGGAGGTTCGGCAAATAAGGGCACCAATAATAAGGGCACCAATAATAAGGGCACCAATATTAAGGGCACCAATAATAAGGGGACAATTAATAATATTATCCCAGAAAAATCAAATCGTTTTAATTATAAAGGGTCGTTACAAGATTATATTAAATACAATAATTCCAATAATATTTATAATCATAATAGCGATGGCATAGTCAAATTAGATTATGCTACATTTAAAGCAAAAAGAATGATTTATGAGGAAAAAAATGATTCATCGTAAGAATATAAATCTATATCAAAAAATAAAAACTTATGATATTATAATATGAATAAAATAAATACAGAATATCCTGCTCAAACAGGTATAGTTGGAATTGGTAGTGCTATATTTGGATTTTTTATTAGCATAATTGAGTATGGTGTTTTGTTTATTATTCATGAAATGTCATCTATTTTAGGAATAGAAACAGAAGGAAAAGATTTGAATTATATATTAGAGCAGTTCAATAAAGCATTAGAAGATCCTAAAACACGCGAACAATTAAGATTAATTTTAACTAGTTTAGGTGAAATTTTTGTTATCTTTTTAGATGAATTAAAGGAACCTATAAAACAAGTTGTCTATGAATTTATAGATATTGGATCAGATGCCTCCCATAAAATAATTAAACGGATGGTAGACATCATACTTGACGCGATAGGTATTATCCCTGGTGTAGGTGAAGTATTAGAGGCGATACGCGCTATTGATGATGTTGTTATACAAATACAGGCTGTTATTGGTTTTATGATTAAAAGCACCACGATGTTTATTAACTTCTTTGGCACTAGTTTAGATAGTATTAATAATATTAAAACACGCATTAAAGGTGTTACTGATAAAATTAATTCACAAATAGGAAACATAAATTCATTAGTTACTATACCATCAATGGAAGGATTAAAAGAGAATTTAAGTAATCGTGTTAGATCCGCAATACCTAATCCAGTCGCTTATTTAGATAAAAAAAATGAAGAATTCTCACAAAAAATTAAAGAAAAGGTACAAGAAAAACGAGATACTATGATAGATAAAAGTATTTCTGATATTAACCAACGACTAGAAAAAGGACAATCAGGTGGTTTGATAAATGTAAAAAAAAATATTAAATTAACTACCCAAAGAATTAAACAAACTATTAAAAATTTTTGTAATAGACATAAAACAAACAAAAAATACCGCCGTAAAACTATAAAAAATAAAAAATAAAAAATAAAAATAATCATTAAAATATAAAACATTTATTTTTATTATTTCGGTTGGGGTGATGATACATTTTGTTTTTCTAACCAGTCTTTAAATCCTAAACTTTTTTCAATACTGAAAGAGGTCTCCAAATGGTCTTTTGCTATACTTAATACCTTTTTTTCAATATCAGATAATTGTGATATATAGGTTTGTATGTCCTTGTCGAACGCATGCTTTTTGCTATCCATTTTATTGATATGTTTATTTTAATTATAATTAAGTTATTATAATTAAAATAATTCAATTTATCAATTTAATCATTAAATATCCAAAGTAATATAACATACTAATTTATTAATACTTGATTTTATATCTGATTTATTGAGCATTTTTGTTAAAGAAGTATTTATAGTATAACCATTTTCCATTAAAAATCCAAATAATTCCGGTATATCATTTACTGTCATTATTTCATGTGAATTATCTATTTTATAAATTACATATTCACACGTTTTTATAGGGCAACAATCGGTTGATTGTTTAAATGGCGAGATTTTTGGCATATTTAATCTTTTTACATGTTTTAATAATTCACCAACAGGTAGATTATTAATTACTAATATATTTTTATAACAGGTTAAAATATTATCATAATATGTTTGCAAAGTAATTGCATATGTTTTTAATACCATTTATATTATATATATATAATTAATTCATTAATGTGAAAAATTGAATTACTTTTTAATATGTGTTATACATTATAAATACAATATACAATAAAACAATAAAACAATAAAAACTTTTAACAAAAATGGATTCCGAAACCAATACCGTGATAGAACCTAAAAACCCTAAAAATGATGAAAAATCGGTACAAAAAAAAAAAATATTTAGGTTTGAATTTACACGAGATATAATGGATATGATAAAACAATTTTCATTAATTCATCAGTATGATGACCGTAAAATATACAAAGAACTATGGAATAATTGGTTTCAAGAACACAAAGAAATGATGGAAAGAGAAATTATGCGGATGACCGAATCGGGATACGAAGGCGATGTTCAAGATAAAATGTTTAAAGCAGGGCGATACTATTTTCGAAAAAAAAATATTAAAAGTGAACAAAAAAATACAGTTTCTAATACAGGTTCTAACACCGAGCAAGAATCAAAAAATACAAATGATAAACAAAAAGGGCGCAATTACATTTCAATGGATCAAACTACATTAGAAGCAATGGATAGTCACATTAAAAAACAACTTGAAACAAATGGTGAATTTACCCCTGCTTCTGGATTTAATAACTTCTGTATGATTTTTACCGCAATCATTCGTACAGAAGTAAATAGAATGGTTACTGAAAATCAAATGAATACTACTGAAATTTCTGGTAAAATTAAGAAAACATATAAAAATCGTTATTATATAATCAATCGAAATTAAATTTTAATTACTACCAGCATCAGGATCCGCGTCAGCATCATCTACACTAGTTGCATCATCTACACTACCCACATCAGCATCATCTACACTGCCCGCATCAACATCATCTACACTGCTCGCATCAACATCATCTACACTGCCCGCATCAGCATCATCTACACTATCACCGCCGCGTTGTTTACTCTTTTTACCTTTCTTACTTTTTTTGCTCTTCTTACCGCCCTTCACGTCGTTCTTTTTACATTTCTTGCTCTTCTTAGCACCGCCTGTTAATGCAGAACCACAATTGCCACCAGTCATAACAGTTCCATTTTCGGAACTACAACTGCCGCCGCCATTCATTGCTCCTGCTGCTGCTGCTGCTGCCGCTTCGTCCGCCATATCAGTACTACCACCAGCACAACCATCGTCTCCTCCTTTTTGCTTCTTCACTATTTTTTTTAACTGATTTGTGCATTTAGGGCACAAATTTGCTTTTTTCAACATTGAAATTAACTCATTGATATTCTTTTTTGTTTTATTAAAAGATTTCTTACCTTTTTTCTTTGTGCTAGATTTAGATTTTGTCATTTTACCTTGTGTATATTTGGGGTGTTTTCCTTCTTTGATTTGAATCCAATCCTTTTTTGCTTCTGGAGCAACATCTCTAATCGATGCGCCTTTACCCATCAAATTAATTTTTTGTTTTAATAATTCAATCCAAGTAATAGGGGTTTTCATTCTTCTTCTTATAAAATAATGTTAGAAAAAAATAATTTATAAATCATTTATTTAATTATATAATATATTATACTATGAAATTAAAAAACAATATAAAGAATATATTCTATATTGTTTTTCGTTTTTTATTGTTTTTCCATTATTATTGTTTTTCCATAATTATATATAATAAATCATTATTATATATGACAGATTATCCATTGAAATATATTCCAAAAAAGATAAGTAAAAAGGATACTATAAAAATTAGAAAAGAACTAAATCTCTCTAAAAAATTATATAAAAAGGGCAAATATTACACTAGAAAGAATATATTATCGTTTACTTCAAAACCTTCAAAACATATTGTTCGCGCTCGTAAAATATATGGAATTAAATCGATTGTACCATCTGTTGAATTGGCAAAAAAAACGGGATGTTCAATTGACGTTCTCAAGAAAATAGTTAATAAGGGGGAAGGCGCGTATTTTTCATCAGGGTCTAGACCCAACCAAACCGCGCAATCTTGGGGGTACGCTAGGTTAGCAAGCACAATTACTGGTGGGAAAGCATCCGCGGTTGATTTTAGTATATTAGAACAAGGATGTAATCACAATAGTAGAGCATTGAAACTCGCGAAAAAATCACGACACTTTAAAAATGGTTCTAGACGTGTTTCAAAGGTATGAGTTATAGAATAGCGTATATTATGAGAATGTATTTCTTATGAAATCATCTTCAACCAATTCACCGGAAGTTATTCTTATTTATTTTTATTTATTTGTATTAATAAAAATAAATGATATATTAATGTAAAAATTGAACTATAATAAAAAGAAATTAATAATAATATATATATCTTTATAATCAACCAGATTAATATACAATAAAATGGTTAAGAATTTAACTGGTGGTAATAAGTCAAAGAAACAAGCACGCTGTAGTTTTACTCCACAACAAACACAACATGTCAGGAAAGCAACAGAAGAAGGAGAAATTTACGCAATAGTAACTAAAATTTTTGGCGGACCAAATTGTCAAGTCATGTGTAATGACGGTGTTTCGCGCAGTTGTATTATTAGGAATAAATTCAAGACTTTTGGAAAACGCGATAATATTATTAGTATCGGTGTATGGATTCTTGTTGGCATTCGCACATGGGAAGTTCGACCAAACGGTGGTCAAAAGTGTGATTTGTTGGAGGTTTATTCGCAAACTGAAAAAGATAAACTCCAACAGGTAGAATCGTGTAGTTTTAAAAATTTAACTAATGAAGATAAAAATAGTGATTTAATCTTTTCAAATAATTTAAAAAATTGTAATGATAAACACATACCAACAAATGATTCATCAAGCACTGATGATGAGAATGACACTAAAGAAAAAGTAATAACCAAAAGTTTAAAAGATATTATGACTACGAATAATAAAAATAATACAAATAATGATACTGATTGGTTAAACCAAGAAGAACAAATTAATGTAGATGATATTTAATAGTATTGCCATATTTATAGCATTGTTGTTCATTAAAAATATTAATATATTTTTTAATGAAAAATATTTAATTCCAACCCAACCATTCAAACCATCCAGTTCTTGTGTGTTGTTCGGTTTTATGTATTTCAATCTCTTCGACATTTTCACTTTCACTTTCACTTTCACTTTCACTTTCACTTTCATTTTCATTTTCACCGCCTTCATATGAACTATTTTTAAAATCTTCTTGTTCTTGTTCTTGTTCTTCTTGTTCTTGTTCTTGTTCTTCTTGTTCTTCTTGTTCTTGTTCTTGTTCTTCTTGTTCTTGTTCTTGTTCTTCTTGTTCTTGTTCTTGTTCTTGTTCTTGTTCTTCTGGTTCTTGTTCTTGTTCTTGTTCACTATGAAGAGGAATAAAAGTATTACTATTTAAATAATTAAGTTTTTGGGTATATTCAAAAATTATATTATCCGACCATGAATACCTTTGATTTGTTATTAATTCATTTATTACCGTATTATAATCATGATTATCATCATATGTTTCATCATCATTAAAATACGATTCATCACGGTCTAAATTAAAACGAACAATTTGTTTCGTAACCGATGAAACTAAAACACGATAATGTGTAAGACATTTACGGTATGCTTTTTTTTTAGAAAAATTACTTTTTATTGTTGCAATCCATTCATAATAATAAGCATTGGCAATATATGGCACTATCCAACCAAACTTTTTTGATTTCTCTCTAGGCAATAACTTGCACAACAATGAGTTTGGTTCATCATTCATCTCTAAAATACATTCTTCTTTATATAACTGTTCATTAATGATATTAATAATATAATTGAAAATTGGAGACTCAGATATTGAATTATTAAATGATACTGAAAAATCAATATTATTTCTCATATAATTACACAACTCTTTCATATCACTCCAACTTCCATACGGTTTATAATAATTTTCTAAATAAATAAAAGATTCAATTGCTTTTTCTATTATTTTATTTGTTTCATTTTTGAATATAATATCATTGCTTTCATTAGATAATCGAATCCAAACACAAATCATCATATACGAAAGCGTTGGATCTCCTAATCCATTAATATTATCGCGAGTATACAGAATAAGACTATACAATAAAGAAGTATAATATTCACGTTTTTTTGCATTAGAAAATCCATATACAGTGTTAATAATTAATTCGCGATAATCTCTTTCTAATTCTTCTTCTTGATGAGATTTTGAAATTAATTTTAAAATGAAAAGTTTAATTTTCATTTTTTGTTGGTCATTTTCGTCGGTTGTATTGGTTGCTGACGAGTGAAATTTCGAAAATGTTTGTGCCATATTATAATTAATTTTAAATACATAAATATCTTTAAGTTTTATTCAAAATAACTGTATTATGATAGTCTTATATTCTTCGTGTTTTATTTTTATTATTATTATTATTATATTTACCTTTCTTTTTATCAAAATTTACATGTATGATTTTTTTAGTTATATTATTATTATTATTATTATTATGCGAACATCTTTCTTTTTCATAATAAATAAAAAAAAGTGAATTCAAATCTTGAAAAATAGTAATAGTATCAGTAAATATAATATCAGTTAAATACCTTTCAGGAATAAAAAATTTATTATCATTATCATAATGACCCTCTATAAAACTATTTACATCTTCTGAATCAATGCACGGATTATATCGATAGAGAGAATTTAATTTATATTTTTTTGAATTATTCTTCATATATTTTTCTTGGCGTTTTTTAATTAAAGTCACTAATTGGTCTTTTGTAATTATTCCATCTTTCTCTAAGAAATAAGGTTCTTTTGAAATACTTTCTAATTCTTTTTCTTTGTTCACATAGAGAAAAAAAAGAGTTATACTAACTACTTTTTCTTTATAAAAATCATTATATTCGTTTTCTTCTTCTTTGAAATTAGTTACCCATGATTCATCTATTGTTTCGTTATCTTCGTTATCGTTGTTTGTATCATTCTCGTTAATTATTTTATTATCAATATGTATCATTATATATGAAAAAATGATTAAATATGTCGTACTAAATTATAATTATATTATCAAAACAATAATTTAAACTTATTTATTTTCTTAGTAATTCAGGTATAATTTTTTTACTTTTATACACAATTTTTTATCCAATGAATTTATAAAAAATTATTTAATTATGGGAAAAATCATAAGATCTAAATCATATTAATTGTGACATATTAATATGATTAAAATTAGTTTTAAAATACATGCAACGTCCAGAGGTATTGAGTTTAAGACAATTTACAATTTGAAATATATTATAAATTTTTGTTTATTGTATTTGGTAATCCATGACCAAATAAAATCATATACATCAAAATCAAAGACGCCAAAAGAATACTTCTGTTTTCAGCAACAATTTTTTTTTGACCAAGTATAAAAAACATAAAAAGGTATAATAAAATACCAATTATTAAAGAATGTAATACCATTGTTAGACCAGTTTCCATTCTTTATATATTACTGTTATATATTTTTTTCTATAACAGTAATTATAACCTAATTTTAGATTATTAAAAAATTATTTATATATTAATAAAAAAACTTATTAAATTTTAAAATGACAATTTCAAAAAAAGAAACAAAAGTTAAATCTAAATATAAAGTTAAATCTAAATATAAATCCAAAACTAAAAAAGTAATAAATGAATTTAATATTATAGGCAATAATGTATTAATATTTATTTCGTTGGTAGTTCGGGTATTTCTTTGGATTGTTCTGCTTCTAAATCACTATTCACATACTCACTATCACTATCACTATTAATATCACTGTTATTATCATAATCTATATCATTTTGAGAGTTCTCATCGCTAACATTAATATATTTTCTTCGACGACTTACTGAATCTAACTTTTCTTTAATTGTAGGTTCATTATAATAAGGAGATAAACTGCCCAAATGGTCAATCTCGCGGTCTCGGTCCCATTGCTCACGAGCAATCATATATTTTAGAATTAACCTATCATGTTTTAACGTTTCTCTAATAAATGCTTTTTCTAAATAATCATTTAGTCGTTCTTTTCCATACTTATATTCAATGTTACCATTATGTCTACGAATGTAGACCCATCCTGGTAGAATATCATTATCATTTTCTTGATATGATGTTTTTGACTCTTTATTATTATCTGATTTTGAGTTTTTAATCGCTGATGAGAAATTTGTAGTTGTTGTTGCTGATGTTCTTTCTTTATTATTAACACCCAATGAATTCCCAATTGTCGGGAATGATTCTTTAATTACTTCATTCGTTAAATTAAATGTTTTTTCTTTTTTATTTAGTCTAGTATTAAGTGTTTGTTGCATTGGTTTATTATTATTATTATTATTA